AGAATGAAGGAATGGCTATAAAAAAGAGTATAAAGGAAACCGCTCATAAATGAATTCTGGGACAGTTTTTGTAATAACCATGTTACCCTATACCTTTTCGATAAAAATGTCACAGAACGCAATTATGAGCGATTATGGATAGTTTTATATCTGTGACCGGTCGTTTCAACCATAAAATAACCAGAAAAACTTGTTTCAAACCGTCATAACGGAAAATACTTGCTAATTTTTAGTAGGATAGTTCGAAAAAAGCGACTTTTGTTTTTTAGAAACTATAAATATATTGTAACGCGGAGGTAATTGGCCGCAATACAAAAATATCATTCTTTATACCTTTTCCTTGCGCAAGGTCTGGTATGAAGAATATCAGAAAAGGAAAAGGTATAAAGATGAATATCGATTATTTGATAGAACAATACAGTTTACACAAGGACGACAAGATCGTATATTCTGAAAAAATCAAATCGGAAGATACGGCTTGTCTTTTTTTACACAAGGAATATTTTGACAAGGACTATAACGAAGCATGGGTCATAAAGACCCTGGGACGCAAGTGGAAGTCGAATATAGCCAATTTGATGAGCTTTATCGACATATACAAGTATATCACGTACAATCCGGAAAACCATGACGGCTATGTAAACCCGATAGCTATATCACAGACATCCGAGCTTTTGACTGACTTGTTCGGAAATCATCAGAATGTAAGTAATGTAATAAAGTTAGCCAAGAAGGTCGAATTGTTGAAGGTCGTCGATGATAATTATCAATTCAATGCTTATTATGAAGAAATGAATTGTAGTAAAAGGTATATTTTGAATAAAGATATACAAGATATTATAATAAATATTTCTAATAATAATAAAATAATCTATAAGAAATATAAAATATCTAATATTATATACAATAGTGCAAACATTCGCGATCTTACAGAAAATTCGGAACTTTTCGACAAGGTAAGGATTTATTCGGACGTAAGGATAGCCAACCCGTACGGCGACGACCGCAGGGAAGATTTCGAAACCAGGATAAACATATTGCTCGAACAGAAATACCCTCAACTGGTAGTCCTGAAGGAAGAAGCCAACTGGATAAACGAACAGCCTTTCTACCTGGAACATCCTGAACTGCAGGTCAGGGTAAAACCACACTTCAAGTATTCCAGGGGTGGGCTTATTTCCAAAATCGGCTTACGCGCGACCAACAGGATCGTTTCGATGAAGGAACACGAAAACGGCAAGGATTCCGGAAAAATATGGAGAAAGGATTATCTGAAAAAGATTTTCGGAAAAGACTACCAGTCGTTCGACATAAAGGCGTCAATTTACCAGCTGACACACGCCTTGAATACTAACGTATGGCTCGACAACAAGGTCGACATGTACGCCGAAATTTACGGCGACAAGTTCGAAACCAAGGAACTGCGCGACAAGTTCAAGTCCTTGTGCATGCCGCTATATTTCGACAAGTCCGACAGGAAAGCCGTACATCATCTGAGCGAAAAAACCGGACTGGACAAGGAAGCTATATACCAGACCGTCGTCCGGCTCAGGACGAACATGTTGAACGCCTTGGGTGGCAGGACATATGATTCTGAGATTTTCTTACACGAGTCCGTAATCTATAACCACGTAACCATGGAATTGATAAAGTTCGGATGGGATATAGTTCAGGTCTATGACGGTTTTTACGGCAAGAACAAGGAACCGTCGAGGTCGTTAGAGAAGGATATTTCTATGATAATTGATAGTTATATTTATCAATATATTACTAAATATATTTCTATAATATAACCTATAAGAAATATAAAATATCTAATATAATATACAATAGTGCAAACATTCGCGAAAAATCAGAATTTATAAAGAAAGGAATAAAAATGACCGACAGAAAAGAATACATGAAAGAATATCATAAAGCCTATTATGAAAAACATAAAGAAGAGATGAAAGTAGCTATGAAAACATATTATAGTGAACACAAAGCAGAACTCAATGTGGTCAAGAGAGCATATTATCAAGAGCATAAAAAAGAACGTAATATAGCTATGAAAAAATATCTTGCTTCAGATGTAAATTCTTTAGGTCAGACCAAAGCTAGTATTCGGGCGAAATCAAATTATTATTTACGAAAGAACGGTCAAAAAATTGACAATTTTGAAATTCATCGTGTCTGCTCATATAACGAACCGTATAAATTCATCTATTGTAGTAAAGAAATACACAGGCTTATACATGCGTATCTAAGAGAAAACAATATAGATGCCGATACCGAACATTATGAGCACATAAAACATTTATTGGACGATACGGTCGTGCTATACGGAATCGACTGATTTGAAATTATAAAAACAGCAAAAATGCAGCAAATTGTTTGTAAAAAATAATTTACATTTATTTTTGTAAGGCCAAAAACACTCAGCCTTACATTATTCACGACACGGAAATCCCATCGAACGGTGGGGTTTTTTCTTTTTTGTCATAAAAAGTCGGATTTTGGCGACTTTTCGTTTTCCCGAACCATAAATATAATATAAGGGCAAGGAGAAAAATACCATGGCAATACCGACATACGTAAAGCTGATGACCAGCCAGCGCGACAACGGATACCGTAACAGGGACAATTTCAGGAAATCAGAGGAATGGAAGAATTTCAGACAGTACAAGTACGACGAACAGAACGGACTTGATTACGTTACTTACGAACCGCTAAGGGAAAACTGGAATTGCCATCATCTGTGTCTGGATCACAGTCGCTATACCGATATATCGGATCCGCGAAATTTCGTAGCCTTGAACAAGGAAACGCACAACCGTATACATGCCTTGTTCATACAGGACTGGAAAAATATGGAATTGGACGACCGCGTAAGGAAAGTACTCGGAATGATGGAAGAACTGAACCGTGACAATATAGAACCGTTACTGTTTTCGTGCCATATAGAATACGGTTTCGACCATACCGACAAGATGGTTACTACCGTCATGGCCAGGGAACTGAATCTGGCGACCGACAGTTACGGTATGATATACTGGAACCCTAATACCAGGAACCAGCCGGATCCCGACCAGCCGATAGATTCTTTGGAATGGCTGAAATATCAGTCGGCCAAGAACAGGTGGAACAGGATGCAGATGATGAACGGTATGCAGCTGCGTCATCTTTGCCTATACAGCAGCATGAAGAATATAATAAGGCCCGAAGTAAAGGCGAAATGGAACGTCTATAAATATAAAGAGACGAAACGGCATCTTGAGCAGGAACTGAAGAATACGACAGTACTGATCAGGAAAATGTGGGAAATCATAAATAAATAACAAGGAGAAACAGTTATGGAAAAGGAAATAGGAAGACCGGTCAGGGAAGACCTGAGGGAAATCAAGGAAATTCTGAAGAACATGTCGGTACTGGTATGCGATATCATACACGGACAGCTGAACGAAATCGACCGTCAGATTAGCATCAAGACACGTATTCTGAAGACCAACAAGGAATTGTCGAGCGAGGAAACCGCCAAACTGGAAAGGGATCTGAAAAAGCTGCATGACCGCTATATAGAATTGTTTTTGGCGATGGCCGGACTGCTGCCGCCGGATAATGAGGAAAACGAATACACCGAAGAGGAAATATGAAACAATACGTAATACTTACAAAGAAAAACGCTAAGACATCGACTATACGTCTGAAACCGGAAAATCACGACGGAAGCAAGTACGAACACAGTTTCGAATTCGAACTGCCGGACGAAGTAGAATTTCCGGAAAAGACCAGGACTAAGAAACCGATAAATACGTTCAACGACGTAAAGGAACTTTTTGAGGAAATTCTGGGAATAAATAAATAAAACAATAAGGGATAAAAATATGCTTATAACAACATGTATTATTACGGGTTTTCTGTTTCTTTTGATATTCATCTTTACAGGTCCGAGTCATGATAACAAAAAAGAAAAAGAAGAAAAGAAGGAAAAGAACGACTTGTTGTCGGATTCTAACAAGGCGAGAGAAATGACGGACGAATGTGTAAAAGATACTAATACTTTCGAAACAAATTATTTACGTGAATATATTTCAAGGTTATTATTGGAAAACGTAAAAATGGGTAATTATGATGTATTCGTCGACGAGAAACGTGTATTTCATCGTAAGACAAATCATGTGGCGTCTGTTCGTGTTCAAAAAGAGCTGAATGACGCCGGTTATGAAACTACATATGACCACGAAAAGGGTATTATGCATATCTATTGGGGCAGGATTCCGAAGAATTCTTCTGCAGAAGTCGAATTCAAGTTTACGACGTCAGGAATGAAGAAAAATCCGGAAGAACCGAAGGAAGATGTAGAAGAAACAAAGGACTGAGAACCGTGAGAAATAGGAAACAGTCAAAGACTAACAAGAAAACGACCGATAACAAGGTCGTTTTTCGTCGATCGAAAGAATGGAAGACTTTTCGGGAAAAACTGAAAAAACGTCAGAAAACCGACTATATTACCGGCTCGCCTTTGACCAAGACTTCTAATTGTCATCACGGCGTACTGGACCCGACTAAATATGATGATATTTCGGATGAGAGCAAGTTTATTATGCTAAATACAAATAGCCATAGTCTATTACATTTTGTGTACGGAGATACTAATAGGAAATACGACTGGAAAACCAGGTTGAAACGACTAGAGGAATTGTGTATCTGGATGGACGAGCTGAATAATCCGTAACTAATTTTGTATAGAAATATACAGGAGAACGCGAATTATGGAAAAACTTATTGAAATACTCGGAAATCTTGATGCCAAGTATCATTTTACGGACGAAGAGGTATCGACAATCAACGAAGCCTTGTACGGTAATGACACGGAAGACGAAACCATGTACGGTGACGAATATGCAGAAGAAGAATACGAAGACTAACGAAGAGAAGAAAACAGTGGTGAAGAAGGACGTAGAGAAAGAAGAAACCCTGAAGGAAATCAGGGACCTGCTCGTACGTCTGGTAGTAAATACGGACGAACTGATTAGTATGATAAAAATCAGGAAGCCGCTTACGTCAGCCGATATTTTAGGAGAATAACATGGCAAATAATATATGGTATAAGGACTGGGAGAAATCCAAATCTTACAATAACGACGGTAACGTGCCGTTTTGGCGTCCGATTAGTCTTACGCCCGAAGAACAGGCGCAGGCCCGCAAGAATATCGGTGTGACCGGGAGCCCGGACATAACGAACCTGGAAAACAAGGTGGACGAATTGGAAGGCAACGTCGCGACTGTGGAAGGGAACATGGATGCCGTTTCTGATCAGTTCACGACTTTGAGCGCCAACGCGCAGTCGGCCTTGGATACGGCAAATTCCGCCTTGTCCTCGATCGGTTCGTTCAGCGCCGATATCTATACTGTTTCCGGCAAAGCGGATGACAATGCGTCCGGTATTTCGTCTTTGTCCGCACAGGTAGGAACGATTACAGCGAACATGGTTTCCGTATCCGGCAAGAATACGGTGCAGGATAACCAGATTTCTACATTATCGTCCAATGTTGCCGGTTTGACCAATTCGGCCGTATATCACGAAACAAAGATCCAGAATCTTGAAAACGAATGGAATTCTTATTCGGCCGACTTGAGGAACGACTGGTATACGTATTCGGCAGCGGAAGACGCAGTTATTACTGCGGCTACGGCGGCTATTCCCGGTCAGGTTTCGGCAGAAGTTTCCGGACAGCTTAGCGGTAAGCAGAATAACCTTACGCCGGGTGTGAATGTTTCTTTGACTACAGCAGGTGTAATTGATGTAATGAATGATAATTGTTCCGCCGTATCTCTCGGGGCAATTGCCGTCGGTTCCGAAACTTACGCCAATGGTGTGTTTTCTTTTGTACAGGGACACGCCACGTCTGCTGCCGGTGCAGCTTCTCACGCAGAAGGATATCAGACATATACACAGGGACAGAGATCCCATGCCGAAGGTGGAGGAACAAGCGCAATCGGTAACTACTCGCACGTAGAAGGTCAGAATACTTTGGCAATGGGTCAGGGTTCACATACAGAAGGTTATAATACAACTACTAATGGTGGTTATGCCCATGCTGAAGGTGGAGAAACAAGCGCAGTTGCTGCTTATTCTCATACTGAGGGTAGAAATACCCAAGCAAATTCTACTTATGCTCATGCCGAAGGTTATCTTTCTATAGCGGATGGACAATTTAGTCATGCTGAAGGACAGGCTTGCAATGCCAGTGGAAACGGCTCGCATGCAGAAGGTCAGCAAACAACAGCCGTAGGTCTGAGATCACATGCCGAAGGTAGAGGTACAATAACCGATACTAATTACCAGCACGTAGAAGGACAATATAATGCCCCAGCAACTGGTGCTTTGCATGTCATCGGTAACGGTACTACTACCGCCAACAGAAGTAATATCGTCGAAACCTATACGTCCGGCGTAAACGTCAACGGTAACTTGAATGTTTCCGGTTATGAAATAGTAAATGCTATCGAAACGTTAGGTAAGTATATGTATGATAACGCGAATAATGCCAAGGGCAAGGTAATGTTCAAGAACATAAAGCCGACCGGACCGTCAGCAACGTTATCCCTTTACAATACGTACGATTTAGGTAATACGACTCTATATGTTGCGACCGGAACCGCGTATCCACAGGCAAATACAATTTATACAACGCCGACCGGAACCCCGGGTGAAATACTTGCATGGGAAGGGTCTGTGGGACAGATAATGTGCAGGCAGTATAGTACTAATATGGTAAACGTTTCTGCATGGCCGGCCGAGAATTTACCGCACTCGGTTTATAACAATCAAACGCCAAAGGCGATTGACTACGGCTCTTTCGCATATGGCAATAAGTATCTTACGGAATTACCGTCCGGATGGTATAATGATTTCATAAGTATTTCGTCGGTAAACACGAATGATGAATACATATACAGTGTTCGTCAAATGTTTAGAGGATGTACTAATCTTACCGGAGATGTAAAACCGTGGATGGACCATGTGCTTTCTCAATCGGCAGCCGGTCAGGCCGGTAATTCGAACAGAGCATATTACCGTGCCGGTATGTTCATGGGCTGTACGGGTGTTTCCGCCTATGCGACACTTTCCGCGGATCCGACATATTCCGGTTTCTTTACGGTAGCCTAATTTATCCAGTTCATCCCGGGTAAAAGAGATGTAAAACTGCCCGCGTAACATGTACGGAAAACATGGAGGTATAAGATGAAACTGACAGAATGGGTACACGATCTTTTCAAGAACGGGCCGGAAATCTGGTGCGACGAGAAGGTAATGGTAAACGACAAGGGAATCGTGGTAAGGCGCGACACTAAAAGGCTCAGGGATTGCAGTCTGGGTCTTGTTTCCGTTTCCGGACCCGAAGAATGGTACAGGATATGCAGGCTGAACTGCCCGCCGGGAACTATAATAGAGGACTACAAGGAAGAAGAATGGGCAGCTCTTTACCAGGACATGCTTTCTTTGACCAGAAACGAGCTTACGAAGGCCTTATTGACGGAGAGAGGCAACAAGTCAGCCAAGATATTACTCGAGATTATGGAGCGCCGTGACAAGGATCATTGGGCAGAGGAAAAGGTAACGAAGACGGCCGAAGTGAAGAAATCCGACGGCGAAACCATAAAGTTCGTAATCGAAGGTATGTAAGATGGCCAAAAAACCGGTTTTTACAAGGGAAGACGGTATCCTGAAGGTTCATCTACTCGAACATCAACTCGCTGCGGCGAACAGTAAAAAGAAAATATCCGGAATTGTAGGTGGACGCGGATGCGGAAAATCGATATTTCTCAGTGCGATGATAGTACAGGAAATGTGTCAGGGAGGCAAAGTAATTCTGTTCGGACAGGATTACAAAGCCTTGCTTTTTACATTATTCAAGGAAGTAGTCGACCGTTTCGAGGAATGCGGTTTTACGCCTTATGTGAATTACGGAACGAAATTCATGAAATTCAACGGCGGCGAACTTTACGGCTATAGCTATGAAAATATAGAATCCGTCAGGGGTCTATCGGAAGTTTCGTTACTTGTACTGGACGAGCTCGCCTTGGCCCCGAAAAATATATTCGAAACCGTTACCCCGTGTCTTAGAGGAGCGAAAAGGCCGATTAGAATATTGTTCGCGACTACCCCGAAAAAGGGAACTGTCTGGAACAAGTGGTTCAAGGACGACAGTATAGACAAGGATATATTTACCGCGACCATGTTCGACTTGCCGGACGATATAATTACCAAAGAAGAAAAAGAACTACAACGGAATACCATAAAGGATCCCGCGGCTTTCCAGCAGGAAATGCTCGGTGTGATTCTGGACGACGATATCGAATTCTGTATTATTTCGAAAAACGAATACCCGACGATGAAAATGCCGCCGAAGGGTAGGAAGAAACTCGGAATTGACCTGTCGGGTTACGGAGCCGACCAGAACGTATTCTGTGTTTCCGATGAAACCGGTATAATCGAAATAGTAAAGGAAACTGTAGCGGATACGTGGAAGCTGTACAATATAGCGAAGGAACTGATTAGAAAATACAACATAGTCGATATAAACCTGGACGGTACAGGCGGATACGGAAAAGGTTTGGCCGACGTATTGAGAACGGAAAAGAACCTGCACGTAAACGAGATAAATTTCGGTTCGAAGGCCAAGCAGCCGGACAAGTATGTAAATACTCGTACTGAAATGTATATAGAGGCTTGTGAAAAAATCAGAAACGGTTTCTATATAGACGATAATTCCGAACTGAAGGATGAATTGTCATATATGTCGTATTCGATAAACGGTAACGGAAAGACGGCTTTGGTGCCGAAGTCGACAGTGAAGGATTTATTAGGTCACAGCCCGGATACGGCCGACGCTTTCGTATTGTCGGTATATGACCTCGAAAATGAACTGGAACCGGAAATAACCCCAGAACAGGGTCTGAATATATGTATGAAATTCGTGAATATTTAGAATTATATATAATGTATGGAGGAATTTATGGAATACAAAGATTATATAGAAATTCTAGATAAAAACGATTTGGTAATATCAAGCTCGGACGGTATAATTTACAAGACCGGCAAGAAAAATAAGAACCGACCGATATGTAACAATACGGTATTTCAGGACCTGGTGATAAAGAAACAAGCCGAAAACATAACCGGGAAAGAATACGAACTATTGGGAAACTTCATAATGACGCTAATCAGGATAGTCCTGAATAATGTCAAGTTCAGATATCAGCCGGACAATATACGTGAAGATATAGTTACCGAAGCGTACGTGGATATATTTACCGCCTTGCAGAAGAAATGTTTTGACCCAACAAAGGGCAATGCATATTCTTATTTTTTCAGACTGGCCTATGTTTCGGGTATACACGTGTTAGAAAAATACAACAAGATTAGGGAAACTGAAGAAAAACTGGTCGAAACGTTCATGGAAATGTATATAGTGAATGACGGCCGTAAAATAGAAACTAATTTTGTATAGATAAGGAGATTTTATGTCAACTTGGCGAGATGTAATTACGGAAGCGGCTGTCAGGGCCAATATAGTATACAGGAAGAAGGAAGTTCCGGCCGATATTTTCACGACCGCGTCCAATTTACTGAAGGGTATTCTGCAGGAATATTCGAATCGTAAATTTATTACGGCCTATAGTAACGAATCCAATTTCGTGCCGGTTTCCGAATCTTTTCTGGTAGGCGAAGGCCCGGATGTAACCGTACAGGCGGCGAAAATCCAGACCCCCCAGTCCGTACTCTATAGAATAAACGACAACGAATGGGTGCCTTTGAATTTTATCGCATATGATCAGTTTTATGCTGCGGGTTACGGCGATTACTGCGTGTCATGGCAACCGACCGGAATCAACCAGTACAAGCTGTATTTCAGACCCAGGTTCGTAGCTCAGAACAGAACATGTAAATTGATTTATACCTTGGAAATGCAGTTCGCCGACAACGATATCATAAACTTGCCGACGCCTTATGTCGAATTACTTACTCGCGCGCTCGCTTACAAGCTTACGGTAGCATATCCGAGGACAGACGCGACCAAGCAGAACAGTTTGAAACTTGAATTGACTGAACTCGAAAACATGCTGCAGGCGTCCAATGCTTCTCAGAAAATTATTACCAGAAACTTGAACAACAGGGGATCCTTGCTCGGTAACCTTATTTCGGGTGAATTCGTATTCGGAGGCTAAGGTGTCCAAACATATTGTACAAAATATAGTGGGCGGTATAAGCAGGTACGACTTGGCTAAGGTGTCCAATGCCGAAACTGTCAATATGTTCGAAGAAACCGTAAACGCTAACGATTCTTATGTGAATAAGATACTGCGCCCTATTTCCGGTTACAAGACAGTTTGCAATATACCGAATTCCGTAACTGGTAAATGCAGGGGTATGTATACGGTTTCTATCGGTTATAACGGTCATCCGGTAACGTATGCGGTTTTCGGCGATACTCTTTTCCTTATTACGGAAAACAACATACCGTTTGAAATAGCTAAGATTCCGTACGGTAATTCCAGAATTCATTTTGCCCAGACGTCTAATCTTTACGGTTTCCATACTCATCTAGTATTCGTGGACGGTTCGGCAGTATATGCGGTAGATACCGAAATTCTGCCGGCTTTACAGATAGCTGATTTCAAGGTGATACAGCTGCCCAAACGTAACGTACAGGACAATATATTCATCAAGCCGTCACATGTGGCTTATCTTTACGGATATATAGTGGTAAACGATATGGATACTGACGCCTTTTACGTTTCTTATCAGTTTCCTTTCCAGAGGAACAGTTCGGGCGGTTCGGATAACGACGGTACGGTAGACAACAACATATTCATGTACGGTTCGCCGGAATGGGGTGAAACCGGTCAGTCGATGGAAGCATATTGGCAGCCGGACAAGACCTCGGCGATAGTATCGAACGGTACTCGTCTTTTTACTTTCGGCGATACTTCTTTCCAGATTTTCCAGTATACCAACGACGTGAATATTCCTTTCAACAGCCCGGATACGGCGGCTCGTATGATCGGACTGAAGGCGGTAGATTCTATCGCCCAGTTAGGAAACATAGTAGTATGGTTAGGATCCGCGGATTTGGGCAATAACGGTATATACGTAAACAGGGGAACCACGGAAGTAGAACGCGTGTCGACGCCGTCGCTCGAGCGCGAATGGGCCAAATACAAGACGGTAATCGACGCCAAGGCCCAGATATGGCAGGATGACCAGCATATATTCTACATAATCGATTTTCCGACAGCCAACAAGACTTTCTGTTACGATTTGACAGAACAGTCATGGACGGAAAGGTGTACTCTAGATACCGAAACTAACCGTAAGAAGTCGTGGAGATATACGGACGCGGTGATGAATTCGAAGGGAAATATTTGGCAGGCGGCGGAAAACTGTATAGTCGAACAGACCGACGACAAATGGAACGAACACGACGGCAACCCGATACTCAGACTGAGGAAGGGCGGGGTTATCTATTCCGACAGGTCGAATTTCATCATAAACAATATAGAGGTGGCTATAAACAACGGTCAGTATTCTGAAGAATTTTACGGCGAGAACGCCAAGATGATGATGAGATTTACTACCGACGGAAATGACTGGACCGATTTGGAAACAGTCGATATCGGCAATACCGGACAATACGATTACGACTGTATATTTTACAATTTCGGTATGTCGAAGATATTCACGATAGAACTGTCGTGTTCGGAAAATATACCGTTCGCCTTATACGGTATAAAGATAAATTCGGATGTAATGTCTTACTAAGGAATTCGATAATGGAAATAACTACTTCATATACTAGTCACGAGGATTTGGCCGAGGCGACCCGTGGATATTGGGGCAAGGATGTCGGCAAGGATTTTTCTCTCGTGTATTTCGGTCAGGCGGTTATCGGTCAGGCGGACAATTCCGATATATTGGAAAAAGAATGTAAATGCGCCCATTATAGATGGGTAGAAATAGGTAATAATACTTATTTAGCAATTTTGAAATAGGAGAAACAATATGTTAGGTGAAATAATTGGTGGAATCGCCGGTATCGGCGGCGCAATCGCGGACCCAGTAGTCAACTATTACACGGAAAAGGAAAACCGTAAAGCGGCGAGGGAAGCTGCGAAAAAGAAAGCCGAAGCGATTAGACAGGCAGGCGGAGCGGCTGAAACCCAATACCAGGCGATGATGGACGAACTGGACAAGTATAACGAGAGTCGTTATAATTACTCGACGCCGGAACAGCGCGCCGAATATTCTCGTCTTGTATCCGAATACGATCCGCAGACTTATGATTTCAAACAATTCGAATACGGCAAGACGATGGACGACTTTATCAACCCGGAAGCCGAAAAGATAGCCGAACTCGCGGGTCTGAAGAAACAAGCCGAACTTGCCGGTCAGGGTGCCGCGGGTGGAACTGCCGGTTTGGCCGGTATGGGTTATTCCAGATGGGAAGCCGCCAATCAGCTTTATAACGACGCCCAGCGCGCGATGGAAAACGACCGTAGTCAGGCTTACAGGGAATACGGTGACTATATCGACCGTATGCAGAAGAAACTCGATACCATGAATGCCAATCAGATGTCCAAGATAAATCTTATCGGTGGAAATATTTCGAAGGACGAAACGGCGCAGTCGGACTATATGGCCGATCTACTTGCAGTCATGGGAGACAAGGCGGCAAACCGTATAAATACGGCGGTCGCGGCGTATTCCTAATTTTAGTAAGGAGAATGAAGAATGGCCAGAATATATAATTCAAGACGACTTTTGGATCCGACCTTTGTTGAAATCATGAGAAGCAATATCGACAAGCCAGTCGACGTTACCATTACTGGAAACCGTAAAATCGCCGATTCGTTAGTTTCCGCAGCGAAAGATGTAGGCGGTATTATTGGTGACACGGCAAAAAGTTTATCTGACGAATATAAGGAAAAGAAAGCTCAAGAGGAACGCCGTAAATTGATCGGTAATCCGACCGACCCGATGGAATCGTATTTGGCTGATGAATACGTACGGACCGGTTCGACGTCCGGCTTGCTTCAGTACAGGAATATCAAGCAGATGAACGAAAATCGTGAAGCCGAAAAGCGATACCAGGATCGTGCAGCCGAAAACGAGAAACTGAGACGTTATAATATCGAAATGGAAAGCGTAAGGCCGCAGTATATCAAGCTGCAGCAGGATTTCATGAATGCCGACCCTGAACAGAAACTGGTTATCAGGGGTCAGATGAACGCGATCGAATCCAAATTTCCTGAACTGAAGTCCAGCGTGAACATGGATACAATCGACAGTGCACGTCAGGAACGTATCGAACTTGAAGAAGCCAAGAAGGCCGAAGAAGAATATCTGAAGCAGGAAAAGGAAGAAAAAGAAAAGGAATTCAAGAAGAGATCCCTCGAAAACCGTGATTATTTCGTAAAGAACTTTATTCCCGAAAAGATGAATGACGAAGATGAAAAGAACGAAATCCAGATAATGGCGACTAACCTTTACAACCGCGGCGGACTGACCGAGGAGGATTTCAAATTTATTCAGTCGAAGATCCAGGGTGAAAAATCGCAGGTAAAGCAGAATATCGAAGCTGTAGGCAGTGCCGTCGCCGGAAAACTCGGTGAACAAACCGGTAAAGATATAGAAGAATCCCGTGCAAAGAAACAGCTCGCCGATGAAGGTAGGGAAGCTATAAAGACCGGACGCCGTCCGACTAGAGCTCAGCAGAGGGCAATAGACGAGGGTTACTAATATGAATGAAATTGACAAGATACAGGATTTCGTAAACAATAACTTATTTGCCGATGTTCCGACTGATACATATAATAAGATTCTAGACGATTCCGAAAATATGGATCTTCATTCATTTGTCCAGAAATGGGATGAATTTTTGTACAATAATTCTGATGGATGGAACAAGGTGAAGCCCAAGACAGAGGAACTGAGCAAAAGAATCAGTGACGCTTTCAAGGACGACAAGTTCAATCCGTCCGAAGGCAAGCGTGAAGAACTCTACAAGGAAAAGTTTTCCGACGTTCCCCGCGAACAGTTCAACACGACGCTTTCTAATATGAAGAATTATTACGAAGACGAAGTGAAGGCTCGCGAATATGAAGCGGGTAAGGCTCGTCGTGCCAAAGAGGTAAAGGATGACTGGGGTCTTGTTCGTAATATTCTTGCGTCCGATTATGAAAAGCAAAGATATATCGAAGATCCTGAATCTGCCTTATTCGGAAAGGAAGCCGGTGACGATATCTTACAGAAAGGGGAAGCCATCAGTGACCTTTCTTACGGTGTTGCCGGTGCGGCAGGCGATGTTATTCCCGGACTCGGCGCCTTAGTCGGTCCTGGTGTACGTGCAATGCGCGACGTTCAGCATAAAGTGACCGGTTCGCCTTATCAGAAAGAAGGTGAAGATATAGTTTCCGATGTCATTTCGGATGCGGCTATAAATCTCGGAACCGAATACTTGCCGACCGCCTTGGTAAGACGCGGCGCACGCGGCGGTAAAAATGTCAGTAAGACCCGCGGATTCCTGATGGATGTTTCCGACGAAATGAAGCAGAACGCCAGAACCGTGCAGAATCTGAAGGCGGAACAGATGTTTGACGTTATCGCGGATAACGCTAATGACGTACGTGCTTTGGAAACAATCGTAGAACGTATGCCCGATTCGGATATCAAGGTCGATTTGAATTCTATAATCAAGAAGGAAGATTTCAAACCTAACGATATTCTTTCCTATATGGACGAATATAAGAACGCCAAAATCGAAGGCGTGGGTGCATACAAGACGGATCCCAAAACCGGCGCCGTTACTGTCAGGAAGAAAAGTGAGGGTTATCTTGGCGACAGCGCCTTTGACTATTTCAAGAAAGAAGAACAGCTGAAAACCAGACCTAAATCCGCAACCAGGTCGTTCCTTGCCAAGGCTGCCGGTGACTGGGGTCCAGCCGCCCAAACTTTCGTGAAGGAAGCCGATACAGCGAAGGGTCGTAGTAAAAAGGCGGAAATCGACGAAGAAAAGGTAAAGGACTGGTACAAGGCCAATTACAGCCGTGACTGGGAACTCGATTTCAAGCCCAAGAAAAAAGACGGCGATCCGAAATGGGAAGCCTATAAAGAATGGTATATTGATAAATACGGAACTAGTCCGGATGAAGAGGAGGAATAATGCTCGGATATCTTTTATCGCCGACTATACAGTTAGAAGACGTAAACGGAATACCGTTAGTAGGCGGTAAGATATACGTCTACAAGGCAAATACTACTACCCCGGCAGTTACTTACAGCGATTTCGCCGGCAACATGAATACCAATCCGATTATCCTGGATTCGATCGGCCATGCGACCGTTATCGCGGATGATACGGAAATGTTCGATATAGAGGTTCGCAAGGCTGACGATACTTTCCTGTTCAGTTCGAAACTCGTAGGTGTAAACCAGGGCGGATCCGGTACGGTAAGCAACGTGACCGTCCAGCCGGGTTTCGGAATTCTCGTAAACGAATCCATAGCCGATAACGTGGTGACTTTTACCGTTTCCGCCGATACCAATTTCATGGCGACCAAATCCGATCTGAACGGTAAACAGGACATATTGATTCCGGGTTCGAATATCGATATTACGGACAATACAATTTCCGTTACCGGGCTGGCGCCTTATTCCGCCGGCGCCAATATCGATATTACTAACCACGTAGTTTCCGGTAAGGACTGGTCGAACGATATTCTGACTGCGACGACCGGAAAAATCGATAAAGTTACCGGCGGTGCAGGTTCAGAAACTAACCCGGTATATCTGGATGCTTCTAATGTAATTCAACCGTGTTTTAGCGGTTCCGTAAAACTTGCTGAAACAGTTCCACATTATTTTTCTGCCGATGCCGGTAGTAATATCATGCTTTATGCGCCTAATGGAAGTCATAAAACCAGCGGCGATAGTATAAGAAATTCAGTTTTTATCACCAATTATGATAACTATTTGGCAAACACGACAACCGATAAATATGAAAACTGCATATTTATGGGTAATTGTTATATGTATTCGCCGAATAATGCTGGAACGTGTTCGTATGAAGACAATATAATAATTGGAAACAATAGTATCAGTCTTGCACAGAGTAATACAATTTGCAATACAGTTATAGGTACGCATAATGATCTTCTTGGAGATAGGGGTGCTTCTAGTCATAAATTTCAAACAACTACGGTCGTGGGTTATCAGAATAATGCCTATACTGATACATATGCAACGACTATAGTCGGTTCCAATAATGACGTGGGTAATTATGAATCTAGTGCGGTAAATAATAAAGAAGTGCAAGTGTCCATCTTT